AGGCCGTGGTGCGGATTTACTGATTATTGACGACCCGCACTCAGAGCAGGACGCATTAAGCGAGAATGCATTCGATCATGCATACGAATGGTACACCTCTGGTCCTCGTCAGCGTCTACAGCCTGGCGGAACTATCATTGTTGTTATGACCCGTTGGGGAAAAAAGGACTTGACAGGCAGATTACTGGCCGCGCAGGGCAATGATGTGCTCTCAGATCAGTGGGAAGTTGTAGAGTTTCCAGCGATTATGCCCTCAGATGAGCCGTTATGGCCTGAATTTTGGGACAAAGCGGCCCTATTATCCATCAAAGCGGACCTTCCTGTAGGCAAATGGAATGCCCAGTGGCAACAGCAACCGACGTCTTCTGAGTCTGCAATCATCAAAAGACAGTGGTGGCATGACTGGGAGAACGAAAAGATACCTTCGCTATCCTATATTGTGCAGGCTTATGACACCGCGTTCTCCAAGAAGCAGACGGCTGACTACTCTGCCATTACAACATGGGGGATCTTCAAGCCTGACGAGGGTGGACCGGAGAATATTATCTTGTTGGACGCTCGGCGTGGGCGTTGGAATTTCCCTGAGTTAAAAGAAGTTGCCTATGAGGAGCATGAATACTGGGAACCTGACATGGTTTTGGTAGAAGCGAAGGCAACAGGCACACCGCTTATTGACGAGTTGCGACTCCGTGGTATACCGGCACTAGGCTTTTCTCCAGGCAAAGGGACTGATAAGGTAAGTCGTATGCACATGGTTGCCCCATTATTTGAAGCCGGTATGGTATGGGCACCCATGCACGAAAAGTTTGCAGATGAAGTTATTGAGGAAGTAGTTTCATTTCCTAATGGCGAAAACGATGACTTCTGTGATAGTATGACGTTAGCACTCATGCGTTTTAGACAGGGAGGGTTTATCTCTCTGAAAGGCGAAGAGGAAGACGAACTGGAATGGAGGCCCCGTAAACGGGAGTATTATTGATGGCATTACCACCAAACATGGTCGCACCGGGTTTAAACCTAGACGACACCGCAGGGCTTCCTGAGATAGAAGTTTCAGTTGACGAACCGATGCAGTTTCCAAATGGGGCAGAGGTTATTGATGATGGCGAGGGCGGAGCGATTGTTCAAGCCTTACTAGCCGGAGAGGACAACTTACCTTCTCAAGAAGAGTTGATCCCGTTTGATGCCAACCTATCGGAGTTCTTAGATGATGGAACTCTAGGAGAACTATCAAGCGAGCTCCGTGGATTATACGACGAGGACCTAGAGTCCCGAGCCGAGTGGGAAGATGCTTATGTCAACGGACTGGATCTTCTTGGTATTAAGACCGAGGAGCGGTCAACGCCTTTCCAAGGTGCGTCTGGCATTACCCATCCGTTAGTTGCGGAGAGTGTAACTCAGTTCCAAGCGCAGGCTTACAAAGAGCTATTGCCTTCTGGCGGTCCAGTACGGACTGGCGTGTTGGGGGCAAAGACTCCTGAACGGGATCAGCAGGCTACTCGCGTACAGAACTTTATGAACTACCAGATCACGGAGATCATGGAAGAGTACGATCCAGATATGGACCAGCTTCTGTATTATCTCCCATTGAGCGGATCTACCTTTAAGAAAGTTTACTTCGACCCTACCAAACAGCGGGCGGTCTCTAAGTTTATTCCAGCGCAGGACTTGGTCGTTCCTTACTCTGCCAGCGATTTGATGACGGCTAACCGTGTAACGCATGTATTACGGATGGACGAGAACGAAGTCCGTAAGATGCAGGTTGCCGGTATGTACCGTGATGTAGAGTTGCAGTCTTCGGATGACGTTGAAGAAGATGCCGTGGAGCAGAAGGTTAACGAACTCCAAGGCTTGTCTAAGAACTACAGTGACGATGTAATGACGATCCTTGAGATGCATGCTGATCTGGACATAGAAGGCTTTGAGGATATGGATGAGGCTACGGGCGAGCCTACTGGCATCCGTCTGCCGTACATTGTTACTCTCGATCAAACCTCTGGACGCATTCTTTCTATCCGTCGCAACTACGACATGAACGATCCGCTACAGCGTAAGCGCCAGTATTTCGTACATTACAAGTTTACCCCAGGACTGGGCTTTTACGGCTTTGGTTTGATCCATATGATTGGTGGGCTCGGTAGAGCCGCTACAAGCATCCTACGACAGCTAATCGACGCTGGAACCCTTGCTAACCTCCCAGCCGGTTTTAAGGCCCGTGGAGTGCGTGTACGCAACTCTGATGAGCCACTACAGCCAGGAGAGTGGAGAGACATCGACGCCCCTGGAGGAAGTATCAGGGACGCTATTGTGCCTCTGCCCTACAAGGAGCCGTCAGCTACGTTGGCTCAAATGCTTGGTGGATTGGTCAGTGACGGGCGCAGGTTTACTGCGTTAGCCGATCAGCAGATGTCAGACATGAACCAAGAAACGCCTGTGGGAACTACGGTTGCCATGTTGGAGCGTGGAACTAAGGTTATGTCTGCAATTCACAAACGCCTGCACTACGCGCAAAAGTCTGAGTTCCGACTTCTCGCGCGTATCTTCGCTGAAAACCTACCTCCGGATTACCCATATGAGGTTGCAGGGGCACCTGCTGCGGTCAAGGCGCAAGACTTTGATGGTCGGATCGACGTCCTCCCAGTCTCTGATCCGAACATCTTTTCGATGGCGCAGCGTGTGACACTGGCTCAGACTCAACTTCAACTGGCTCAGTCTAACCCGCAGATGCATAACCTGCATGCGGCTTATCGACGGATGTATCAAGCATTAGAGGTGCAGAACATTGACGAGATCCTGCCACCGCCCCCACCACCGCCTCCTCCACAGGATCCAGCGGTAGAGAACGGAGCGATGATCAGTGGGCAATCTCCTGCCCCATCACCAGAGCAGGATCACGAAGCGCACATCCAAGCGCACTTGGCGTTGCTTGAGCTATCTGTTCTTCAGAACGCACCGGCAGTTTTGGCTGTGTTGTTTAGTCATATCTTCCAGCATGTCAGTATGAAGGCGCGCGAAATGGTTGATCAAGAGTTAAAAGCATTGACTGATGAGGCCGCAATGGGACAGCAAACTCAGATGGAACAGCAGCAACAGCTTCAACTTCTGGTACAAACTGGGGCAATTGACCCAGCCAGCGCCCAACAGATGGCGATGGAACAGCAGCAACAGCAACCACCACAGCAGCAACAGTTCGCTCCTGAACAGATCGAGGCACGGGTTGCCCAGATCGAGGCTGAGTTGGTTAAAGAGATTACGCCATTAATGACGTATAAAGGGAATGATGCCGAGGACCAAGATCCACTGGTAGATATTCGTATGCAAGAACTTTCTATTAAGGAGATGGAGGCCCAACATAAGTTAGCAATTGATCAGGCTAAACTAGAACTAGAAGGCATGAAGATTGAGCAACGTGCCGTAACGGACTCAGCTAGACTAGAGCTTCAAGAGCAGATTGCAGATGATCGCAGCGACGTTAATCGAGAACGGATTGACGTACAGCGACAAGCAACGGAGCAAAGAAATTCCTCTTAAAAGAGGTAGCTAGAGTTATGAGTCACCGCTATGTTAGATCCTGTTAGTGCGATTGCACTCGCCACAAGTGCCTATAGGGGAATTAAAAAGGCTTGCGAGGTGGGCAAGGAAATTTCTAGTTTCACTGGTGCTATTTCTCAATTCGCTAAAGCAGCGAGTGATATAGACTTTCTTGAACAGAAAGCACAGAAGCCCCCGCTTTATAAAATGTTTTCTAATACTCAGGCAACTGCGCTAGATATCTGGACGCAAAAACAAAAACTAAAAGAAATGCGGGAAGAGTTAAGAGAGTATATCTCTTTTGTGTACGGGCCTTCTGCTTGGAAAGAGATAGTGGCTATTGAGGCACAACAACGCAAAGAACAAAGAGAGCTAGTTTATGCAAAAAAAGAAGCTATAGATAATCTGATTAATGGAATAATTATTACAATAATTGTAGGAATCAGCTTGGTTATAACAGGCGGCACTATATATTTTGTAGGACATCAGCAAGGTAAATGGTGAGTGATTCTAGTACAAAGAGGGAAAAACTACGTTGTATATGACAAACGTGGAAAAGTTGTTATAATAACTGTAGATAGACACATTGCTGTAAGTTACGCGAGGCAACAAAAATGACAGAGTTCGACAAAGCAGACCTAAACAATAACTCAACCATTGAACGCAGCGAATGGAATTTACTTGCGCTCGAGGACCGTAGGCTTGAGATACACGACCAAGATTTAAAGCGTAATGCAGAGCGTAGGTTCACAGGTTTTGCGTTGGCTGGAATGTTAATTTATCCATTCATTATTCTTTTTGCTTCTGTTCTAGGTTTTGACAAAGCTGCTACTTTAATTACAGATATAGCTAGTGTGTATGTGATTGCTGCCTCTGGTGTTGTTGCTGCTTACATGGGCTTCAATGCTTACTCTGCGAAAGCGGACAAGAGGAAAGCGTCTATAAGTTATGATGATAGGGATTTAGAGAAATGAGTTTAATTGCTTCTTTAATTGGCCCTGTATCGGGAATCTTAGACAAGGTAATTCCTGATTCTGACATGAAAGCCAAGCTGGCCCATGAGATAGCGACCATGTCCGATACCCATGCCCAGCAGGCGTTGCTTGCTCAGTTAGAGATCAACAAGGCTGAAGCGGCCTCTGGCAGTTTGTTCAAGGGGGGTTGGCGACCAGCGGTTGGGTGGATATGTGCAATCGCGTTTGGATACCACTTCGTGCTTCAACCCCTGCTAGTCTTTGTTTTAACAGCCTCTGGGGTAGATTTGCCTGATTTGCCTGAATTTGATATGGGTACACTTCTTACAGTCTTGGGAGGCATGCTCGGAATTGGTGGGTTAAGAACCGTAGAAAAGGCAAAAGGATTGACAAAATGAAATGGTTATCGCTCTCTTATTGGTGGTCGTTGTTGATGGACAAGTCCACGGAACAGAAGGCATCTGTTAAACGTGGAAGACCCAAAGGTTCTAAGAACAAGCCCCGCAAGAAAAAAACAAAGTAATGTGGGTACTGGTATGGATGCAGCTAATCTCGGGGCAACCTGTAGAACATTTTCAATTAGCTGTGTACACCAACGCTGCGGATTGCGAAAAGAATAGAAAACGTGCAGAGATTATGGTAACACACAACGGAATTGCTGTAGCCTGTTTGGAGGTTAAGATATGACCATGTTAATAAATCTATACTACAGGATCAAATATAAGATAACTGGAGTTTTGTACCACAAGGGGAAAACAAAATGACATTTAAACTAAGTTCGCGGAGCGAGGCAAAGCTGGAGGGGTTAGAC